CTTTCTGGACGCCGAGAATCCAAAGATGACGAGGGAGCTGGTGAATGAAGTCTTTGGTAATGCCGATGGCCGCTCAGGAAACCCAGTGGCTAAGCAGGCCGCCAAAGCCTGGCTTGACGAAATCGAGGCTATGCGCCAGCGCTTCAATGCGTCAGGCGGCGACGTTGGCAAGCTTGACTACGGCTACCTAGCTCAGAATCACAACGCCATCAAACTTCGTGCTGCAGGTGCAACCCAGTGGGCCAAGACCATTCTCCCACTACTCGACCGTAGCCGATACACTGATGTTAGCGGCCGCCAACTCAATGACGTTGAGATGGCCAGGATGCTAGAGAGTTCGCACGAAACCCTTGCTTCAGACGGTCTGAACCAGCTCATCCCAGGTCAAATGACTGGGCAGGGTGCCCGCGCCAACCGAGGCAGCGGCTCGAGATCTCTGCACTTCAAGGACGGCGACTCATACCTTGATTACATGGCGCAGTTCGGCAGCGACAGCGTATACGGCGCCATGATGTCTCACATTGGCGGCATGGCAAAGAACATCGGCCTTGTCGAGCGTTACGGCCCCAACCCTGACGCGCAGTTCAGGCTGCAGGCCGACCAATCAAAGGTGGTCGATGGTGGCGTGAAGCGCTCTTTTGGGAATACACCGCAGGCTTACTGGGACATCCTAACCGGAAAGCACAGCCAACCTGACTCTGATGTTGTCTCCCAGCGCATGGCAAAGATTGGGCAGGTGACCAGAAATATCCAGACGTTTGGTAAGCTTCAAGGTGCGGTGCTGTCAAGCATCACGGACGTTGCCACCATGGTGGCCACAACCGGTTACAACAAGCTGAGCTACTGGGAATTGATGCGCAATATCGGCAAGGGAGTCGCCAGCGCTGAGCACCGGGAGTTCGCCCAGACGCACGCACTGGTTGCTGAGTCGCTGGCTGGTGGGATAAACCGCTGGGCCGGTGAGCACCTGAGTAATGACTGGTCTGGTCGGATCACAAACGCCACCATGAAACTATCATTCATGAACGCCTGGACCGACACGATGAGGAGCGCATTTGCCATGACCATGATGAACGGCATGGGCAACCTGGCAAAGAAAACATGGTCTGAGATTTCGGCATACGATAAAAACCTGCTCATTAAGAAGGGCGTCAACGAAGCCGATTGGACGGTCGTGAATCGTGCGGCACTAACGGTCAAGGATGGCCGCAACTACCTGACACCGGAATCAATCTACGCAACAGGTGATGTCAATGCCAGGCAGATATCAGCCAAGATCACCGGGCTTATCAAGGATGAATCCGAATTCGCCGTAATCAATCCAGACATGGCCGCGCAATCGGTGCAGACCTTCGGCGGCCTGAAGGCTGGCACGGCTGGTGGCGAGCTCTCTAGGCTGGTGATGCAATTCAAATCATTCCCGGCAACCATGATATCCAGGCACTGGAGGCGCATGCTTGACTCAAGCAGTAAGCTCGAGGGGGCTCCAGCGATTGCAAACCCATTCGTGTACGGCTCAGCCATGCTGCTGTCGACCACAGCACTTGGGGCAATCGCGTACCAGGGGAAACAGATTGCCAGCGGGAAAGACCCGATCAACATGGACCCAACAGAGGATGTGGGGAAGAAGTTCTGGACGCAGGCGCTGATGCAGGGTGGCGGGCTCTCATTCATGGGTGACATCTTGTTGCGCAACACATCGGCGGACAGGTCGGCATCGGACACGGCTGGGCGAATGATCATGGGCCCAACGTTCGGGAGCTTTGCTGATGCCATTGCACTCACCAAGGGAAACATCGATCAAGCCATGGACGGCAAGGAGACGCAGGCCGGTGCTGAAGCCCTGCGCTTTGCCCGGTCACACACGCCGTTTGTCAACCTGTGGTACTCCAAGGCGGCACTCGATCACATGTTTGTGAACGCTATGCAGGAGAACCTAAGCCCTGGGTATCTTGGTAGAATGCGAGGGCGTGCACAAAAAGAGTGGGGCCAGGATAGCTGGCTACTCGAGGGGCGAGCGCCCGACTTAACCAAAGTGATGGGAGATGAATGATGGGACTGAGACCTGATCAACTCGCGATCATGCAAGACCTGATTGAGAACCTCGGGGATGTCTTTATCGAGGAGGCCGACCCGCGCAACTGGAGTGGGTCGGGCGTACCAATGGCGTCCATGTCCCAAGAGCAGCGCGGAAACCGCCATTGGGACCGCAAGGGTGCGATGGGTACCGGCGGCGTCTTGCGCTTCGCAATGGACGTGGTGAACCGGGCGAAAGTCGAAGGCGGGGCCGCACTCAAGGAGGGCGAGGATGACCTAGAGGTTCAGGTTCGCGAGGCGCAGAAACGAGCATCCGCCGCCATCCTTCGTGTGGTCGACAGCAACAAGCGGGCCGAGTTTCTAGATCGGGCTGTGCGTGTCCGAAAAGGTTGACTTTCCCACGTTCTTTGCCGTCTGGGCCGAGATCAGGCGATGGGATGTGCCCGACATTCACTGGCGTGCAATCTATTGGCTCGAGCACACCGGGAACCTGGCCGTGCTGCGCTGCTTCAGGGGATTCGGAAAGTCAACTATTCTGGCGGTTTACAACGCATGGCGCTACTATTCTGACAACTCCTACAGAATCTTGCATCAGTCGGAGTCCGATAAGACGGCGTACAAAACAAGCCGTGACACCCAGGCCGTGCTACGTAAGCACCCACTAACAAAACATTTACTCAATGGGCCAGCCAATGTTGAAAGCTGGTTCATCAACGGCGCCGCCGAGTTCGACTCACGCAATGCGTCAATGTACGCCAAAGGTATTACTTCCAACGTAACATCGGCACGCGCGGATGAGTGCCAGAACGATGACGTCGAGGTACCTAGAAACATTGCCACGCCGGAAGCACGGGAGAAGCTGCGCTACAGGCTCGGAGAGCAAACCCACATTCTGGTGCCTGGTGGGCGCAAGCTCTACATCGGGACGCCACACACGCATGACAGCCTTTACGATGAGATGGAAAGAGCTGGCGCGGACTGCCTTACAATCCGCATGTTTGAACTTGAGTTCAGAATCGATAATCCTCGCGGCGCCAAGGTCTTCGAGGTTCCGTTTAAGCCAGAGTTTATTTTCTGCGGCATCAGCCAGGACTCCAGGCTGCTATTTGATGGCGTCGACTACCATGTAACACAGACCGAGAACGGGTATCGGGTTGTCTTCATGGCAATCCTCGACTGCCTAATTGACATCTACGGGCAAAGCTCATGGCCTGAGCGCTTTGACCGCGCCGAGCTGGCTATGCGCCGAAGGAGTACGAAGACCATCGGGGAGTGGGACTCGCAATACCAGCTCCACTCCAAGCCAATCACCGATACCCGGCTAGACCCATCCCACATTCAGGCATACAGCGACGAGCCCAGGTTTGTGACCGCTAACAAAGTCCTATCACTGTGGTTGGGCGGCGTGCAAATCGTCAGTTGTTCGCTGCGCTGGGACCCGTCAAGTGGCAAACTCAACAGCGATAAGTCGGGGGTGGTGCTTGACTTCCAGGATGGTGCCGGGCGTCACTACTGGCACCGGGTCATGGCGCTCAAGGGTGACATTATCGTGACGAGCGAGGATGGCCGCAAGGTTATCGGTGGGCAGGTGTTTGAACTTGTCAACCTCGTTGAAAAGTATCGCATTCCCAGGGTGACCGTCGAGACGAACGGAATCGGCCAGTTCGCACCAGCCAACCTCCGAATGGCGCTCAAGCAGCGTGGCCTTGTGTGCTCAGTTGTCGACAAGACGGCCACTGCAAACAAAAACAAGCGCATCCTTGAAGCACTGGAGCCGCTACTGCAAAGCCGCATGCTGTGGGCGCACGTCAGCGTGCTGGGCGGTGACCTGTGGGATGAGATGAAGGACTGGCAGCCGGGAGTGTCCACTCAGCCGGACGACTTGCTGGATGCTGGAGCCGGTGCCGTTACGGATCAACCAGTTAGGTTGGTCGGCAAAGGCAATATTCTGGATATCGAGATGGGGCAGAATTGGCAGCCAGACGCTGGCATTTTTGAAGCCTCCCTTGATTAACGTCGAAAGAGCACCATGCCATCAGTAATCGAGCAAGACCCATTCAACGAGTACACCGCCGGCGGCTCAACTACGGTTTTTCCGTACACATTTCAACTGCTGTCCGGTGCCGACTTGGAGGTCAAACTTAACGGCGTGGTGCAGTCGTCGGCCCTGTACGCCGTCAGTGGGATTGGCAATCAGGGCGGCGGCTCAGTCACATTTATATCAGCGCCGTCGGCTGGCGTCAAGGTCTTGCTATCTCGCGAAATGTCCCTCTCTAGGGATACGGATTACCAGTACAACGGCGACTTGCTGGAGGCCACACTTGACCGGGACTTTAACCGCGTCTGGCACGCTATCCAGGGTGTTCAGGCCCGGCTTGGCAGCGCGGTTCGTGCGCCATACCCCAATCAAATCGCCGAACTTCCGAGCCCGCTCGCATCCAATCTTGGGCAGGGCTTCGGGGTGTCGGCGCTTGGCACACCAACATACCTAGACACTGACTTTGGCACAACCAACGCAGACGTAACCTTTTACACCGCTGGCGGCGCGGGAGCGGTGCAGACAACTGTTGAGGAAAAGCTGCGGCACGAAGTGTCAGTGATGGACTATGTGCCACTTGCTGACCGCCCAGCAATCCTGGATGGCACCTCCGCCGTTATCTCTACTGCGGCAATTTTTGCGGCGATGGCCTACGCGACACCAATCCTTCCTGGGAATCCGTGGGACTTAAACGGCAAAATTGGTGGCGCTGTCTACTTCCCAAGGGGCAGATTCATAACCGATCAAACCATCTTCATTCCTGCGTGGGTTATCGTCAGGGGTGCCGGAAGAACAGTGACAACTGTTTACTGGGGTAGTGCAGCCGCTGGCCCCGTCTTCTCGATGGGTCGGCCAGGCCTTGCTCCTGCCAATGATCCGCTCCAGTCTTTCCACTGCGGCATCCAGGATCTAACCATTTGGGGCAATTACCACAGCGTCACCGGCTGCGCAATCTACGCATCATTCTGGCAAATGCACAACGTCCACGTTGCCAGGTGTGGCCGTGACGCCTTCTTTATCCAGACATCTTACACAGGTAGGGCATACAACTGCTACGCGGTGGAGTGCGCCGACGTTGCCGGGTATTCAGGCGTGACCTGCGATGGCCCAGGCGTTGGCCTAGGAGCCAATGATATTACATTTTTCGGCGGGGCTATTAACAACTGCTATGACGGAGCCAGAATTACTCAGGCTAACGGCATCGTGTTTAATGGCGTCTCATTCCAAAGTAGCAAGCGATACGCCATCAATTGCATACCAGGCGGTGGAGCGGTTGGCGTCGTGGTTACTGGTATGTGCTACTTTGAAGACACAGCCCACCTTGTTAATGGCGCAACCTTCGGTGGTGAGTTTCAGTACATGAAGGTAGAGGATAGTTATTGGGCTGGGCAGGGCGCCTTCCATCAGAAGGTATTCGCTGGCACAGCATACAACTCAGTCAGAATCAGAGATAATAACTGGGATAATCTATCCTCAGCAACTGGATTCATTGGGCTACAGAATGAGGCGGCAGGGTCTTGTTTATTTATTAGAAATCGCATAGAAGGGAATAGCAGCCCCGACGATGGCGTGCCGTTATTTACTCCAGCCATGACGGTTTTTGTCAAAAATGCACTCGATTCGTTCTCCAGCGCAACACTGAATCGAGTCGACCACCTGACGCAATACCGATATCAGAATCACTTTAACAACGTGTACACGGTCACGATGACGCCTGGGACATCCGGATCAATCACGCTGCTGGCGAGTGAGAACACGGCTCTGTATCAACGCACCGCAAACCTTGTTCATGTTCAGGGTCGAATACAAGTCACCAGCGTGTCCAGTCCAGTAGGAACGAACGTGCAAATTAATCTTCCGTTTCCCATTGGCTCACAAGCCGAAAGGTCTGGCGCCATTGGTGGAATCGTGGTCGACTCATCAGCCACCGCCAGAGTGTTTACCGGGGCAGAGGGCAACAGCTTCATCAATGTCTTTCTGACTGCGGCTAGTGTTGCTTCCGGTCAAACTTTTAACTGGTCATTCTCATACCTAGCCGCACCATTGTAGGATACGCAGTCATGTCCGCATTACCAGTAAATTACACCGAGCAGATTATGCAGGCTAAATTAGAAATAGCCGAACTGCGCACCAGGTATGAATACCAGAGCATGACCATGGCGGAACTCAAACTTGGGCAGACATCCTTGTTAATGCAACTGCGTGAGATACAAGATACACTCGTTCAGGCCAAGGGCGGGTGGCGCGTGTTGATGCTACTGGGTGGAGTTGGTGCCGCAATTGGTAGCCTCGCAACATACATTGTGCAAAATTTCCAATTCAGGGGGTAGCATGAAACTGAAGAATGACTGGAGGAAAATACTGGCGAAGTCGTGGGCCGTTAAGTTGGCTGCACTCTTTGGCATGGCCCTGCCACAAGTTTGGGTGTCAATCCCAGAGACTCAACAGGCTGAGCTGCTGGGGTTGATCGGCCTGCGTGGTGCCGCAACCCTCATCAGTTTCTTGGCCGCGCTTATCATTGCCGCAAGATTACTCCAGCAAAAGGACTTACATGATTAACATCAAAGCAAGCCTAGTGACACTCACATCCGGCCTAGTCATTGGGACGGCACAAGCCGGATGGGTTCAGGTGGCCACAGAAGGTAGCCAGTTTGTCATATCTGGGACACAGGTTGTGCGCTATGGTGCGCAGACTTCATGGACTCAAAAGACATTTACCAATAGCGGCATGTGTACCAATGCACAGTTTGGCATAGACCCCCTTCGCTATGTGGTGAAGCGTTGTGAGGTGCTGGTTCCTGACGAAACACCAGGCCTGGGCCGACTGCCAACCCCATCGGTCATTAATGCCGGGTCTTCGGTTCCGCTGATAGCACCAACCACCGACCGTGGGACACCAGCTCGGGATGGGGTCGGCGCCTTCCGAACTGTTTGCAACGTCAGCCACTACGCGTTTAACGACCCAATCGTTTACCCAAACCAACCCGGACGATCCCACCTGCACATGTTTTTTGGCAACACTGGTGTAAATGCGTACAGCACAACCACATCAATTCCGACGACAGGCAATGGCACCTGTGCAGGCGGCACCCTTAACAGGTCTGCATACTGGATACCGGCGATGGTTGACACAACCACGGGCGACGTCGTTCAGCCAATGAATGATGTGGTGTTTTACTACAAGGCCGGATACCGTGGCGTTCCCGGCGCAAGCATCAAGGCTATCCCCAAGAATCTGCGCATGATTGCGGGTGATGCCATGAGCTCCATCCCAGGGTACGCTGGCGTTTATGCCTGGGTTTGTCATGACAACTACCCACAGAACGGGCCGCAGATTCAGAATTGCGCCGTAGGTGACTCACTCGAGTTGCGCGTCTTCTTCCCGCAGTGCTGGGATGGCGTCAACCTTGACAGCCCCGACCACAAGAGCCACCTGCGATATGCCGATGGGGGGTGCCCATCATCCCACCCAGTGGCGTTGCCAGAGCTAAGTCTGAACGTGAAGTGGCCCATCACCAGGATCAATCAGGCTATGACGTGGAGACTGGCGTCAGACACGCACACCGGACCAGCAGGCTACAGTGCGCATGCTGATTTCTGGGCTGGATGGGACGCACCTACAATGCAGACGTTTGTCACGCACTGCATCAATGCAGCGCAAGATTGCCACGCTTACCTGCTTGGCGACGGTAGGACTCTGCAATGATGCTGCTGCCGATGATGATGCCGTGGGCAAGGATTGCCATGATTGCGGTTGCGACCTCAGGATTTGTGGCCGCCGGTGTGCAGACTCTGCGCTTGGCTAGCTCTAGGGCCTCACACATACGTGATGTGTCCGCGATACAACAGGCCCAGCAAAACGCCATCAACGAGGCGCAGATGCGGGCCAATCAGGCGGCACACAGGTACGAAGAGTGGAAGATGCTGCAGCGCCCCAAGATTATCAGGATCACTAAAGAGGTTGACAATGCCATACAAGCAAATCCAAATTGGTCTACTCAGCCTCTGCCTGACAGCGTGCGCGACGCCATACAGGCCGCCGGTACAGATGACGCCACCACCAAGCCTGAGCCAGCCATGCCCGCCGTGGGACAGGCTAGCACCGAGAACAAACGGTGAGTTGGTGACCGCCTACGTAGAAGCCGTAACCTGGGGTTCTGACTGTCGACGTAGGCACATTGAGCTTGGGGCCGCCAATTAAGGCTATCCTCATGGCATGAAAACGCGTTTGCCAGATTTCGGCGGGACTGTTTGAATGTGACACCATCCGAGCGTCTTGCTTGGGTGCTCCAACCAAAGCCCAATCTTCTCTAGTTCGGCATGACCCGCATCACTCATCGACCACGCATCAAGGTCACCATCGGGATCGTACAGGTCAATGGCCCGGCCAGAGATGTGGTTCGATCTTGGGGCGGCACCCTTCGTCGCTGCGTTGATTTGTGGTGGACGCCATCCGCTGACGACTAGGGACTGGTTGGCTGGGTGCTTCTCCAAATCCACAACACCGCCCGCAAGTGCAGCAGCAAGAAACTCATTGGCGAGTCGAACCGTTAGTTCAGCGTTTCGCCTTGTGTTGCTTTCAAGCTGAAGTGAGTATCTGCGATCCCGGCCCATCCAGTAGTCGGCCATCGATATAAGTTCTGTGCTCATTTTGACGTCCACCATTCGTAAAAGGATATTGCCGCTAGGGTTGCCAGGCAACCCGCTAACACCCCATTTTGAAAGTCTCCCATTTCATTTTCCTCGTTCACTCCTAGCTGCGTTGTAAACGGCGTCACGCAGAGAGACGCCATGCACCCACTCGGTGCCACCACCAGCATCAAGTATCCAGGTTGTTCCGCCCTCTCGGAGGTCCGCCTTGACAAATGAAACGTTCCCCTTCTCAAGCCATTCGACAATCTCGCTGTCGGTTAACTGTGATTCTCTGGCCTCCGACGTGTAATGCAGGTCACTGTCCACAGTTTTTCCTTTCGGTGCTGTTGAGTGCGACAGACGCTAGCTGCGCCATCAGCAAAAGCTCAGCCTCGACATTAATATCAGCCTTACAACGAACACCCATTGCAACCAGCGTGGCGTGCGACTCGATGGCCTCTAATGCGTTATACAGCGCGAGGGAGCAGAACTTGATTCGTGCCTCGTGGTCTTCTTTTGCAAATTGATTCATGATAACTCCGGTTGTTGAGTCTTCATTTTGAAGGAGCGCCGGGACGGGCGCATCCGTACAAACCCTATGTTTCAATCAGAAAGGGATGTCGTCATCTTCTTCGAACTTGGATGGCGCCTTGGGTGGGGCGGGCCTGGCAACAGGCTCTGCATTAACGCCACCGGATGGCTTAGACCCGAGTAGTTGCATGTCATTGATAATGATCTTGGTTGAGTAGCAATCCTTACCGTCTTTCTGATACTTCTCTGTACGCATGCGGCCGTTGATGAAAATCTGACTGCCCTTCTTGACGTACTGGCCAATGATTTCAGCAAGCTTATCGAAGGCTGTGCAGTTGACCCACTCCGTCTCGTCCACGTCCTTGAACTTGCGGCCAACTGCGATGCTGAAGTTTGCAACGGCCTTGCCACTCTGAAGGGTCTTAAGCTCTGGGTCTTTACCAGCGCGACCAATGAAGCTGCATGAATTAAGATCGTTTGACATTTAAAATTCCTCTACTTGTGGTTTCGGCAATATTGCCAGCCTATCGTTCATCTCACTCAAAAAGCAACGAACCTTTTCCTCCAGTTCTTGTAGGTGCCGGTCACTGGTCTCATACCTGATCACGTGCAGGCGCAAGTGCTCTGGCATTACTTCGCAGTAGCTAACAAAGTCAACCCACCACCGACCCGTGCAGGCAAGCTGCCATGCCATTTGCAGTGCGTACTTCGCGGGAACTTCGCTACTTGTCATGTAGGCCAGATGCGAGTGCGGCCTTGGGCACTTGATCTCTATCAGTCCATCATCCCCGACGAGGCCATCAGGAGAGGCGCCAGCGCGTTCAATTGATGGGTGCGGTACGAATGGCGCATCCATCACAAACGATCCGGTACTGATCTCATACAGCGCCCTGGCTGTTGGCTCCAGTGCGATGCCGCGCTCAGTGTCAGCGTTACCGTCAAACGCCTTGCATGGCACCCCCGTTAAGACTTCAGCCATTAACTCAACCATGTAGGCCATACGCCCCGCCGCAGGAGCCCCAGACTTTCCTACTGCGCACACATCGGAAAGTCTGGAGGCTGTAACTTTCCCAAGGCGACTGGCCAGCCACTCATTAGAGCCTTGTTGTGCACTCATGATTTCGCAGCCTTTGCATCAGATCGGACCGCAATCGCCTTTAGCTCGGATGAATTTCTTTTCCAAAATTCAGCGGGTATTCCGCCCTTTTCATATCTTGCCCTCAGTGCCGACACACCCTGTTTGGCAATTGCATCAAGCTCATCCATCAACAAATTAGACTCCTCATTGGTTTGATCCAACTCGGAATCCATTGACATCGTGGGCACGACGAATATTTGAAAGATGGCCGTTCTAAAGGAAACCGATTGGGCCTTGATGATTGCCTTATCACCTACGTCCTGGGCCTCCCCAAAAGTTTCCGCCACCACGAAGGAGCCATCATCTGCGGCAAACGTAAAACTTCCCTTGATGGTAGCGAACCTTGAAAACTTCCCATTGTCTTTGGCTCGCTCGGTTACGTTTAACTCTGAATACTTTGGGGTAATGGTGATGCCGTGGTTTACAAGTATAGGCGAGATCTCGTTCATCGCAGCCTCGACACCACGAAAGTTGACATTGCCGCCACCAAGATTTGCACTTGAGCTCTTGGATATCCCGGTCTTGCATGCGTCCCGCATGGCCGCCCTCATGGCCGCGTGAATGTTGTTGCTCATATTTATCTCCCTGTGTTGATGTATAAATGATGCACTCCGCCCGGGTCTTCCGCAATTAGGGAAAACCCTTACGTATAAACACGTAGTTTGGCCTCTTCATGGTTTCCCCTTGATCATTCCGATGTCGCAGCGGTGACGCTCAATCTCGCCGTGCTCAACGTGATGGGTGATGCACAGCATGTCGCGCCCGGCACGATAGCCGTGCCCAGCAGCATAGGCGTCCTTGGCGGCCAGCGTTCGGAACGACTCACACACCACGCCTGGATACTCGCGAACATTCTGACTGTGAACGTGGCCGGTGTACCAGTACCGATGCTTGGTCTGACCCCACCACTCAGCTTTATCTGAGGCCATGACGCCCAGCAATCCCTCGTGCTTAACCTTGTCACCGTGGGTTGATCCAATAAGAACCTTTCCGTGCTTGTGATACCAGAATGGGCTCGGCGTCAGGTCTACGGTGACTCGCGGGTTTTCATCAAATGACTCAGCAATTGATGTAGCCAGGCCGAATGACGCCTCCGGGTCGTGATTCCCTTTGACGAACCGAACAATAACTTTCTCGTGGGTCTCGAGCGCCCGGATGATGGCGTGCTTGAAAGTCTTAATGCCGATGCTCATAACTCTCTGGTGACGGCTGTCAACGTCAAGCTGATGACCATGACCTGGTGTGGCGTTCTTCTGATCGTTTGCGTGGAAGATATCACCGAGCGGGAGGATGATGCAAGTCTTTGCCTTTGGACATGTGGATATCAAGCGATCCACCGCGCCAAGAGTTAGGTCTCTCGCAAGGTTCGTGTCGAAGTCATCCCCAGATTCCTGCGCCCAGGCATAGAGGCCGAAGTGCGGATCTCCCATTGGAATGATATTGAGAAGGTCGGAGTCGGTATGTCTCGGGGTTGCAATTAATGGAACCCTGGGCATATCCTCACACAGCGCTTCGACTGCCGCCTTAATCATCTCGTACTGCTGCTGCTTTTCCGCCGAAGTCTTGTACCAGGTCATCACGACTTCGCCGTCCTTAACAAGCTGGCTCACCTTGTCCATTCCGAACCCGGCAGGCACGTTGCCCTTGGCATAGTTGTGCTCCGATGGCGTCTTCTGAGCGGCCTTCAGCTTCAATGAGGCCAGCGACTTGTGAAGCGTGGAAACATGGACGCCAAGAGATCTTGCCGCCTCCGACTCTGACCCGTCGTTGGCTTGCACGGCATCTAGGAACTCGAGTTGTCGGACGGTGGCAAACTCTCTCAGTTTTAGCGTTGGATCACCCATACTCATGCTCATACTGTACCCCTATTTGATTGTTCGTCCGCCAGTCTTGCGACTTCTTCCTGAGTTGCTACATTATTGTGTGGTTTTATAATGATTGCACCTTATTAAGTAAGAACTCTGCTATTTCTTTTTTGACAGCATCAGCAGCGGCGGCTTCATGATTGGCCCGGATCATCACCAATTCATCCTGCGCGGCCCGGTAGTTAAGATAAGACCGCATGTACTCTGTTTCAAAGTTAGTCATGATTACCCCTTAATAATGAATTCCTTTACTTTGAATCTTCTCTTACCGTAGTCTTCAGGGTGCACCAATCTAAAGTTTTTAGTCCAAGCCTCCCCAGCTTCCGTTGCTGCATCGTAATCCTCGAACACGTCAATTACAGTCATACGGCAAACATCCGTTAGTACATACACAAATGTTATATATTTGTCTGGGTTGCGCGATATTAATGCTTGGGCCATTATTTCACCTTCACACAAGATAATGTTTCATTGCCGGTGTAGTATCTATAGCATACAACACCGTACTCGTCAACCTCCGAGCGGTAGGGGTGTACAGATTCTGTTATTTGTCGCCCAGAGCCACCTTGTATCCCGCACGCGGTAAGTCCTATTAATATGGCAACTATAAGTATGAGTTTCATTTATTGCACCTCATTAAGTAAGAATTCTGTGATTTCCTCTTCAACGGCCGCATGAGCAACATAAGTAGCATAAGTAGCACGAGCAGCAGCAGCATCGACACGAGCAGTATTAGCATAAGCAGCAGCAGCAGCGGCATCAGCATAGGCAACATCATAAGCAACATCATAAGCAGCATCAACAGCAGCATCGACAGCATCGGCAGCACGAGCAGCATCAGCATAACGAGCAGCACGAGAAGCCTGAGCAGCATAAGCAGCATCGACATAGGAAGCATGAGCAGCAGCAGCACGAGGATGCCCAGAAGAAGTGGCAGCAAATCTTTGAGCAATCTCTGATGCTTTACAGGCCACAGCAACGGACACAGACACATCAGCGCCGTCTAATGTCCTTAAACACCAGATGGTATCATACAATCCATTCGATTTATAAATCTCCTCAAATGTCAATACTTTATCATCAGCTTGTTTTTTGTCTAATGAGTCTAGAAGTTTAGACCAACTGTTAAAGGAAGGATGGCAACTGCGTATTTTATTCAGAGTAGTGGTTTTCATGATTGATCCCGCCTTCTTTGCTGAATTAGTTTATGAGCAGCTGATATCTTAGCAATTGCCTCTGGTGTATGCGCCCCTCGTTTTTTACCTTTATGTGCGTCTGACATTCTCCGCCTCGCGCAGGGTGACGCTTTTTTACCAGTGTTCGCTGTTATCAATTTGGTAATATGGTCTAAAGATAATTTCTTACCTTTATGGGCGTCTGACATTTTCTTTCGTGTTTCGTTAGAAATAGGAGCACATACTTTACCTTTATTTGATTGTGATATTTTGGCTTTAGTTTCATCCGAGTGTGGCCCTCGTTTAACGCCCATCTTAGCCTCAGAGAGCTTGACCCGGTGTTCCGGTGATAGCCCCTTACCTTTACGTGCTTTGGATATCTTGCCTCGTGACTCAGGTGATAAATTACTTGCTCCATCGCCACCATCAGTCATGTTGAGCAGCGTTCCACTCTTCATATCACGTCGTCCGACTATCTCAATTAAACACGACTCTAGGAAGAATGCATGATCTTCATCGATGGCTTGAATAACCTTAATGTCTGGCTCTATCTTTTCACGCTTCATCAGCGCTAATCGATGCGTCATCGGGCTTACGTCCGATCTTCTTTTGTGGTAATTCACTCGGTTTCCTTTCCCCTTACCGACATAGAATGGTTCCATGTCTCTGGATGGATCCCGGTAGATGTATGTGTAGAAGTTCAAAACAACCTCCATTTAATTTGCGCCACGAAAGCACCTTCTACTTTCTGGCTTGGTATATTGGGTATGATGCCGAAGTTAACACCAAAGGTTTTCGATTCATAAGTAATCATTGGAAGAACAGCAGGGAAGAATCCACCATCTCTTTTCAGCGGATATCCGCTCATGACGCCAGCCGACACGCCGATCTTGAGTGGCCCGAGGTGTAGCGGTTGGTACTGAACTGAAGCATATTGCGTTCTCAAGTTAAGCGAGTTCTTGTGGTAGCCGAGCATCACTGAGGTGTCGCTGTTCAGTCTGTACTCAATCCCTAGACCCGGATGAACCTCATTGCGTCCGTTGTCTTCAAAGTGTCTGGAAACGCCGCCTGTGTTGACCCACAGCTCAGAGGCTGAGCACTTCTGGATCGAGCTAACAGAAAGAAGAATCATAAATAGCAGCCCGAATACAAAAACTTTTACAAACTCTTGGTTGGAATTTTTCATTT